GGTCTGACGACTATCATCTCCTGGGGTCACCAGGCATTTTCTTACGGGCAAGAAATCACTAACTTGTACCGGATCGAATGCAGCGCAGGGCTGCGAGTAAAAACGACCATCGGGTATAGAAATCTCGATCGTATAAGTCTGTTCGTAGATGAACTGACTCGCCTCCCTAGTTACCTGTACAAACTTCTCCGATGTGAGTTCGAAGCCAGTTTGAAACTCGAGACCAGGTATTTCAGGGACCCAGCCTGTAACGCTATCGGCGAGCAAATCGAGAATTGGCAGACAGAATGAATGGCCTTCGCGCTGAGTTTGCTTTTGGACGAGGGTTAGGGTGTAGGTAAGAGACCGGGTGCGGACGGTAGGTATATATGCCCCCTTCATTGGGTTTGTCGTACCGCCACTCGTAAACGCCACAACGATCATCGCTTGTTCCGCAACTCTGCCAGATTGATCCAGCTCCTCAGCCAAGCGCAGAACAACCGCACTCTGCCCAAGGGTCGAGTGTACACGTCGATAGAGTTGGTTCTCAATCTCCAGAAGCATTGTGTTAGAATTCAGACACACCCATACTTTGCTTTCAACGCAATGCCCCTCAATGTGGTAGCATATGTCCTTACGACCATCCTCCTGACTCTCAACTACGTGGCAGCGATGCTCCTGGGCTTTGTAATGGCCAGATTCCTGTTGAAAGCACTTCTAGGACACAAATTCAATCATGTCGAACCCCAACATCATCTGGCAAAACACACTCGACGGGAAGTTTAACTGCTATGTGCTGAGACAAACTGACACCTACGGGTATCTCCGCATGGAGCACATCGAGACAGGCGAAGTCGTCTTGGACCGAGAAGTGCCCACCTCGAAGTACTTTAAGGACAGGGATATTCTCGAGTGGGGTGAGATTTGTTTGAATGTGGCAGGTCGGCTATGAAATCGATTCAACACCACAGTCGTCGGCTAATCCAGCGAATGCTGCAGGCCGAAATGGTGACTACTAGATCCGAAGCGCAGAAAGTTATCCGGAAGGCGGAAAAGCACCAGCGGAAGTTATCGCGCCTTAGACAAATGGTTAGGGGTCTATTCTCTCGATGGTAACTAGGCGTATAGCTCAGATCGTCCAAGATCTCGCCTTATCCTCTCCCTCTTCGCATCGTGTGGGGTGCGTGCTGTTGCGGAAGGGCCGCATCGTCTGCTCGGCAACCAACCTCGAGGGCAAGACGCACCCTTATCAATCCCGGCTTGCTTGTCAAGCCGGGGAACCCTATCGCGTCTCATTGCACGCGGAAATACGCGCACTGATACGGGCTGGCGACCGGCCTGCCGACACGTTGGTTGTAGGGCGTGTAAACAGGTCCGGAAATCTCTGTCTATCTCGTCCCTGCGCGGTGTGTCAGCTCGCCATCGGCGAATCGGGGGTTCGGAATGTCTACTATTCCACCGACAGCGGGACTTGGGAGGCTCTAGAACTCTCCGCCTGACACGAAGTCCAGGAGTTCCCAAAGGCCAGTGGTGTAGTTATATGCCATGATGTCTCCGGGCACAGGAGAACGGGTGAAATTCACATCCGCGAGGTCGCGCAGGCGTCGAGTGGCCTCGAGATTGATGATATACTGCCTCAGTTCACTCGCAGATTGTTTGTAGGGGGTGGAGTCAGGGAACACACCGAAACTGCTATGACTCAACCCTTGCAGCCCACTCGTATTGTAGCCACACTCTGTGGTCCCGTTGCTCGGGATTACCACGACCATACTCGATCCGCCAGGCATACCTGGGTTCAATGGGTCGTATCCGTATGTTTGGTTTTCGTCGCCACTCAGCATGTCAAGTCCCTCTTTTAGTATTAGAAGCTATCGGCTTCCTGTAAGCCACCCGTCGTCATATCACCATCGATGTTTTCGACTACCAACACATCGCCTTCGGCCGGCGTAGCCGCGTTTTGTGTATCGGCAAACGACGCGACATCGCGTGTGGTCTCCAGATCGTCGAAGAGCGTGTTGACGGCCAACGTGCTGTCACCAATCAACGTGACATCTTGTCGATCCAGAGAGCCACTGGGCTGCCGTGGTGTGACATTATCAGCGACCAATGCGCCTTTACGGACATAAGGACTGAATCTATTATTGGTCCCCCACCGCATTTCCCACCTCGACAACGACGCCGGCGTAAAAGCTCTATCCCTTTGCGTATTCGACATCGTCATCGCACAGGCGCCCGACCAATACCGATATGCTTCTTGCCACTTCAATCCGGCTGACGGCGATGCCTTGCTCGACCAGAGGTCGAGTTGCTTCAGGGCCGCCTCTGCGGCGTCTACGACCTGCTGTCGGGGCCTGAGAGTATCGAGGTACCATCTCGCCAGGATCGCTTGCGTACGGCGATACGAGCCCGCGATGAGGAGCTTCCCTTGCGGAGGTGCAGTCTCGATAAAGTTGTTTACGAGCTGTGCGGCGTCATTAAGGGCTACTTGGATCCGCTGATAATTGATGGTGTTGGCGGTGGGATCTTCAATGCGCGATAACTCTAGTGCTTCGTTAAACCCGAACACCTCAATGAAGTAGTCGACGGTGGCTGGGTCGCAGTTGTTGGCGATGCCGTAGGCGTCACGAGGCGGAGTGTATGGCATGTCGACAAGTCTCTATATTGCTTTCAACGCGAGGTCGGTGAAAGATACGGTAGGATGGTTAGTAGTGGGACTTTTGGTATGAGCGACACCGTTTCTGTCGACACGAACTTCGTGGTGTATGCGTATATGAGGAAGAATGGAACTCCGTATTATATTGGAAAGGGGAGGCCCGAGAGGCCTTATAAAGGTAGAGGTAGACCCTGTAAAAGACCATCCGACGAAAACAGGATAATAATTTTGCATGAGAATATTAATGAACAGACGGCGTTTAGGATTGAGATGGAGCTTATTGCTAAGTATAAGAGGAAGGATTTATATCCAAAGGAAGGGTTGCTATATAACAAATCCGACGGAGGTGAAGGATCTTCAGGGACTATCGTATCCGAGGAAACTAGGAAAAAACAGTCGGAGTCCAGAAAAGGTAAAAATAACTACAACTATACTCCCAGAAACTGGTATCATCCAGAACACGGAGAAGTTCTTCAGAAATCCTCAAGAGAGCTTGCAGAGATGTTTCCAGATCTTAACCTGAATACCAAGTGTTTAGACTCAGTTTACAGGAGAGAAAAGAAAAAGCACAAAGGTTGGATTTTATTAGAGGATAAAGACGTTATACATAGAAGAAATAATAATATTCTAAGAACCTGGTACCACAAAGATCATGGAGTTGTTGAAAAAGTTTCCATTTCAGAACTAGCAAAAATGTACCCAGAGCAAAAATTAACTTATTCAGGGTTATCTCAAGTAGCTAAAAATAGAATTCTTGAGTTTAAAGGGTGGAGCATGGTATCAGAAGACTCAAATAATTGCTATCAGACCTATGACTGGTATCACCCTGAACACGGAATAGTTTTAAACAAAACAGCCTCAGAGTTGTCTTCTAATTTCCCAAATCAGGGATTAGATAATAGTACTCTTAACAGAGTGGCCATGGGATTCGGCAATCAGCACAAAGGATGGAGGTATTACGACAGAGATACTGGACCCAGAGAACCCAAAGGAAGAGGTAAAAATAAAAAGTTTAACTGGTATCACCCAGACGTAGGAGAAGTCTTAAATAAGACTGTGAATGAATTAGCTGAGCTTTACTCAGACATGTCTCTAGTAAAGTCTAGTTTATACTTAGTAACTAGTAGTAAGGCCTTTTCACATAAAAAATGGGTGCTTTTGGATAACGAAGATAAGACAGTAAAGCAGTTTAGAGAGGAAAGAAAAAAGCCCGACGTTTGACAGTCGGGCTATATATTATAGGGCTAAATTGTCTCAGGCTTTATTAACAGGGTTGAGGAATACTGCACCTGCTCCTGCTCTAGAAGTCTCCCCAAGACCGACCAATTGGAACTCACGTTCGACCAAAAGGTCTCCGGTAAAGGTACGGCGGTCAAGATTGAATCTTTCAGGAACTGCCAGTGGGAAACCTGAAAGCTGATAGGTATACGCGAAGGCCGGATTACCGTAATTAGCATCAAGAGCTGGCGTGAATCCATCAGTTGCTTCGGAAGGGTGGTAGAAGAGAATAGCTACGTTGTCGTAGATGTTCTCCAGAGCACCAGTTTCCTGATTAAGCTTGAGACGACGGGCTACACGAATTTCGGAAAGTCCGAAAATCTCTGCGAGACTTTTCTCGTTAATAAGGACACCGCGCTGCATGAAGTCACGGATTCTTTTGTTGCGCTTTAGAGCATTAAAGGCATCAGGAGAAAGAACCATCTTGTTGGGATACACAGAACACTGGGAACGTACTTGTTCCTTCATGTCATCAATTAGTACCTCAACATCAGCAGTTGGGCTGTTGAACTGATCGGCACCACTGTTATAAGTAGCTAGGTCGAGGACGTTGCCAGATTCGTACTGGGCAATGTCCTGAACTTTCTCTGCTACGTATACCTCCCAAGACTGCATTAGGCGGTTAGCGGCATCTTTAGCGGCATAAGCACGAAGATCGATAGCAGCAGCACCGTTCTTAGCCTCAGCAGCTACTTCCTCAGCAATCTCCCAGCTAATAGCTTCTTGGCGAAGAGCAAAGCTCCGAGTTCCGAACTCATTTTGTACCTTTTGGATATTAGTACCAGGAGCACGAAGGAAAGATTGCGCAGCAAAAGCCTCCTTGCCGAAGGTAAGTGCGCGACCAGCCCGAACGTTCATAGAAACAGCCGGAGCAAAGAAGGTGGCAACACCGTCTGAATTACGATATCCTTGCGCAATTTGCGTAAGGATCGGGTCAATTACCCGTACTTGATCTAGATTCATCATGGTTAATTACTCTCCTCAGGAACCAGCTTCGTTGCCGAGCTTCACTCGGACATATTGACCAGCACCGGCAGTACCGATGACGTCTAGGGCGCGACCCAGGATCAGACCTGCACCTGCGGTGCTAGAGGCTTTACCAGTCGCATCAGCGTACACAGCGTCGTCTACGGCGAAAGTCGAACCAGAGTCAACTTCAGCGATAGCGATGCCGGTGGTCACGATGCTCAGGAGAGACTGATACGGGAATACGCCAGGCTTACGCGGAGTGGTGCTCGGATTCGACTCACCTTCGTAGGTGCCGGGCCAGATATACGCAGTAGCACCGCTGATGGCGGTGGTAGGCGCAGGCAGCACGGTAGCAGCGGTGTCGCTGGTACGGGTCATAACCCGGAAAAGCTGCGCACCAATCTTGATGGTGTCACCGACGCTCAGTTCGGGGTCGAAGTTGGTGGTCGTGCCGGTCACAACGCCAGTGGTGGCGATGGCCAGGGTGCCAGTGAGCGCGGTGAGAGTCGCGTCTTCGACTTGATAGCCTTTGTCGGTCAGTTCGCCTTGACCGTAGAGCTTGTAGACATTGAGGCCAGCGGCATAGCCACCAGCGACGGGATAGGAGCCGTCTCGCTTGACGAAACGGCAGCGTCCGATACCATTAGCAAGTGCGGTAGCATCGGTTACGGTAACCGTCTCTACGTACTTGTGGTCGAACGACATATAGCGAGGATCTGTCGCCATGTTATTAAATGTTCGTTAGTGTTTTTGGTGGGCGTATAGGGACGTATCGACTATAAACCCGAGGTTTGGTTTTCCTTTATGTGTAACCAGGAACAGAAAGCTTCGCTTTCTGCCGGGGAGCCTTACGGCTCCCCGTTGTTACAAGGATGTGGGTGAGATATCAAACTTCGTCGTTTAGGACGAGTTTCAGCGCGGACATGTAGTCAGTGCTGTTGGCCTCTGCGTATTCAACCGCTTTCGCGTGAATTTCCGCATTGCGTTCATCGAACACATAGCCGTCAGCGTTAGGCTTGGGGGCCTTAGCCTTCTTCGGAGCAGAAGCAGGCGT